CCTTCACAATCTGGGCTGAACTCTACAAGCTCAAGATGGCCATCGTCGCTCAACTGAACAAGGCAGCGGAAAATTCTCCTGTCAAAGGATACCTACAGGACGGCACTGAGACACACGAAGGCTTCGTCAGTAATGGCCTGAAATTCGTAGACCGCATGGGCTTTTCGCGTCAAAATCTCGCCGGCCAACGCTAGTAAACACACCTTTTTCCGTAGTTGGTATAAATACATTCATGAGCTTCTATATGGCGCTCAAAAATATAAGGAACTATTATGTCAAACAATCTCGCCCGCGTCCATGGTGACGTACAACCAGTCTTCGCAATCGACACACGCAATGGCCCAGTGGCTTCTACCGCTGCACCAGCTGGTGTTGCAACCAACTTCATCGGCCCAGCCCTTGCATTCTTCGGAATGGATATCGGTGCTGATCCAGCTACGCAAATGGCTGTCGGTGGTGCTGTTGAAGCTGTCATTCAGTGCGTAACGCAACTGTCGGTTATTCAACTGTATCAAGTTGAAGCTACTTCTGGTGCTCTGAGCATGGCTGTGTACCCAGTTGGTGCATGGACTGCTGCTACTCTGCAAACCGCTGTCCGCGCTCTCGGCACTGTCAATGGATATGATCTATCCGGCGCAACGGTTACTGATGTCGGCTTCAAGCTCGCTACTGCGTAATCATCAAACGATTGAAAAACGACCCGGGATTTATTCTCGGGTCTTTTTTTGCCTATAAATAGCTGATGAGTTATCGCCTGTCTTGTCACACCCTTTTTGATATTACCCAAACCGGTGTCATCAACAGGAACAAGCCAGGTGTAGATGAGGACATGAAAATCTGGCTCTACCGAAGAAACACCCAGTGTAACCTGGACACCATCCTGCAGGCAATCAGCCTAAGGTCACAACCTGAGATTCAAGGCCCTCCGCAAAAACTACTCTCGGTGAAGGCATCAACACTGAACTTCGGGGAGATGGTCGCCAAGAAAGGCCGATCATTTGACCTATGGACCTTTGAGTTTGACATCCAGCACCCAAGCGTGTTTGACGATGGCATCAGCGAGCTGGGGTCGCTCTACCATGACTGCGATCAGGTGCCGATGATCCTCACTGACACCGTGTGGGGCACCTTACCCGATCACCTTGACACCAGTCCCGAACTCCGCAATATCTATTTTAAGGTTCTACATGAAAACAACTAAAAACAACAGACGCAATAAAGCGCTGAATAAACTTGACAAGATTATCAGAGGATCCGATCTTGACACCCTGCAGGACATCGTGGTCTTCCAGAATGAAGAGGGAGTCTATGAGGCATTCGGCACCTATCGCATTGCCAGAGGACCAACTGGCGCTTACCGAGTCACAATCCCTACTACCTTCGTTGAGAAGACCGCATACTCGCTGAAGAATGCCATGGCATGGTGTATCTTTGACAAGCAAAACAAGATATACGAAGCTGATCGTATCCTTGAACTGGATCACAACCTCGGCGGACTTGAGGTGGATCTGGCCATTCATCAAAAGATGTTCCAAGCTGCCAAGAACGACGACACCCGGCTGATTTACGTGGCAAAACTAACGCAAGACAGAGAGCGTAAAAAGCAAATGAGTGATGAATTGACTAAATACATTGACGAATCTAAGCGTTGGCAGGACCGGCGTTTTAGTAAACCTGCATAATATTTGCACCGAGATAAATACACTATACGTTTTGGAAACACACTATGAAACTGAATGATTTTAACCCCGCTGCTACAGCATCCCGCGCCCTCAAAGAGCACTACAACCTGCCTATGAAGCTCAACAAAATGAGCATGTTTGAGACTCGCACTATGCTCCGAAAAGTGAGAGGCTTGATGACCGAGGCGAAACAATCGCCGTCGTTCTATCGTAGTCAAACCAGCCCATCGTACCTGAAACTTGTGTTCATGGAACAGGCTCTGGCAAAGCACTTCAGCAAAATGCGTCCAGGTCGTATCATGTTTGAAAACGAAGAGGTTCAAAAATCTCAAGTCGTTCTGGCAGCACAGGACATGGTTGATTCCGTACAGAAAATGCTTGAGCAAGTCTCTGACCTCATGGTCAAGGAACTCCCGGCTCTCGTTGACTCTGTTCAGTCTGAAATCGGCGTTGATGAATCGCAAGAATTTAGCCAGCAAGTATCTGACGCCCTCGGCGGTCTGACATCCGCGCTGACTCAAGCCAAAACTACGCTACAAGGCGCGCTGAACACCATCACAGGACAAGGCGGCGATGCCGCAGCGTTCGACGGTGAAGGCGAACTCGGTGGCGACGACATGGGTATGGGCGACGAAATGCCTGACATGGGCGGTGATGACATGGGTGGCGACGAAATGCCAGACATGGGCGAAGAAGAACCAGAATCAGCTCCAGTTGGGAATCTCGGTCGCGGGAAAAGATAATGCTGATACGCGAATTCGCCGGCGACACACAGACCCTCCACGACTCTCCTCTCCTCGTCAAACTAGTAGCAACACTAGGTCAACTCAAGGCAAGAATTGACGATGAGCAGGAACGCGACGACTGGACCGTTGAAGAACTGCTGGACTATCTCAAGGACAACGAGGTCATCATTGACAAGCACGACCTCTACGACATGATCCAAGAGCCACCGTTGAGCAACACCATCTCCAACATCCAAGGGGATCAGGTGATCTTCGCCGGACAAGACGGTGAGGACGAACTCGGTGGTGATGACGAGGAAGAGAAACACGACACCGTCAAAGACATGGCGGCTCGCGCCGGCAATGCCCGAAAACCTTGACATCCCCACCCCCCGGTAGTATAATGAGGCATGATCAATCCACGCTTCGCTTATGCTCCTATCTCTCGTGAAACCATAGACGGTACTCGCAAATACGCTACACCAGATGGCGAAAAACTCCCCTCAGTAACGACAATTCTCAGTGCGACAGCACCTGCTGAAAAGATGCAGGCTCTTATGGAGTGGAAGAAACGCACCGGCGCCGCCAAAGCACAGGCCATCACCACTGAAGCCGCCGGAAGGGGGACGAGGCTCCACAAGTGGCTTGAAGATTATGTCACCACAGGCGTTCTCGGAACACCGGGAAGCAATCCATATAGCATCCAGAGTAACGCCATGGCAAAAGTCATCATTGAACAAGGTCTTGTCAACTGTACTGAATACTGGGGAACAGAAGTCCCGGTTTATTTCCCTAAGATATACGCAGGCACCACAGACCTTGCAGGCGTTCATGAAGGTGAAGAGGCTATCATGGACCACAAGCAAACCAACAAGCCAAAAAAGCGCGAATGGATTGACGACTACTTCATTCAGCTGGCAGCATACGGCGCAGCCCATGACGAACTACACGGAACAAAAATCCGCAAAGGTGTCATCTTCATGTGCGATCCTACTTGTGCGTATCAACAGTTCGTCATAGAAGGTGCTGAGTTTCAACAATATTCGGACATGTGGTGGCGCCGGGTGGAGCAATACTACCTGATGATCTAGGCTGGTATGATAAATAGTATGAGGAACTTCATACTATGAGCATAATTCAGATTTCAAAGATACAGCAACGATCCGGTAACTTAGTCGATCTGCCACAACTATCAGATGGCGAATTCGGCTGGGCAGCGGATTCAAAACGCCTCTTCATTGGTAAAGCAACCCCTGATGAAAATGTTGAGGTTCTCACATCATACTCGAACATCAGCTTCAGCCAGGTCAATGGCTCAAACCGCGGTAATCTCAATATCAGCGCAGCCGGTCTAGGACAGGTTCTGGCATATGATGGCAGTAACTGGATCAACGCCGGTGGCGCCGCAAACGTAGGCGTAATCAATCTAGGAACAGCAAGCCATGTGAAGTTGCTTGGTGGCACCAATGGTCAGTATCTCACGACAGATGGAGCAGGAACTCTAACCTGGGCTGCAGGATCAGTAACCGGCACCGGTGGAACAGTTGTTGGTACTGATACGCAAATTCAGTTCAGTAATGGCGCTGGCGCGTGTGCTTCAGGAAGCTTGACTTTCACAAGTAGTACAAATATATTTCAAACAGTGAATATAGTTGCTACGGGAAACTTGAAGGTGACCTCCAACATCACCACACCACAGTTCATCTCAAACGTAGCCACTGGCACGGCACCGATGCTCGTATCATCCACGACTCTGGTGGCAAATCTGCAGGCTGCACTTGCCGGATCCGTAACAGCAAACGCCCAAGGAAATATCACATCAGTAGGTACCCTCACAGCACTAGCAGTCACCGGCAACGTCACGTCCGGTAATGTATATGCGAACTCGGGTACGATTGGCGCAGCATCTCTAGTAGGTACGCTGACTATCAATGCCAATGCGCAGCCAAACGTGACTACAGTGGGGCGTCTAACCACACTGACTGTCGGCAACGCCACTGCAAATACAATCTTCGGTAATGGCACCATAACAGCAGCAGGTAATGCCATCGTCGGTAATATCTCCACATCAGGTATTCTGCTAGTAACCGGAAACGCCAACGTCGGTAACATCGGCACCCTGCATGTAGTATCCACTGGTAATGTTACTGCAGGCAACGTTTACGCAAACAGTGGCACCGTCGGTGCGACTACTCTGATAGGAACGCTGTCAACGGCAATTCAAACCAACATCACTTCTGTCGGTACGCTTGGTGCTCTGACAGTAACCGGAAACGCCACTGCAGGTAACGTAAATGCAGGTAACCTATTGACAGCGAACTATGTAACCGGCACCCTGACGACAGCAGCACAACCGAATATCACCTCAACTGGTACTCTTACCTCATTGACTTTATCCGGTAACATCACAGGAGCCAATGTCATATCAGCTACCACCCTTTTGGGTAACGGCTATCCAATAATCAACATAAATGGTTCTAACGTCACTGGATTTGTCGGTAACGCCGCACACGCCAATGTCGCAACCTTCGCAGACACAGCGGGTGCCATAGCAGGTGGCAACGTTGGTGGACAAGTCGCAAATGCCTTGATAGCAGGTACAGTTTATACCGCTGCACAGCCAGCTATCACCTCAGTTGGCACCCTTGCTAATCTCACCGTGACAAACTGGGCAAATGTCGGTTCTCTGATAACAGCAAACATCAGCACACCAGCTGGTACTGGAACGCTCAACGGAAGCTGGACGGTATCAAACCTGACACCTACTGGGACAGTATCGTTGGGCACTACGGGAGCCCGCTGGTCCAATGTATTCGCAGCAAATGCCAGCTTCACCGGAGCCATAACGACAAGTGGTCTTACATTTGACACTCTAACTTCAAACAGTTCGACAGTTCAGATAAATGCCATCAGCACTGATACGTTATTGACAGCAAACTCCAATTCAACGCTTTCTACTCAGCACGCCATCAAGACATATATTGACACCTTAGTCAGTAATGAGGTTGCGAACATAACGGCAAATTTGAATGCTACCAACACCACAGTGGCTGGTATCTCAGGGGTGCCGGTGGGTTCCATTATGTTCATTGCGTATAACCCAGGAATAACTCCTCCGCCAGGGTTCTTGTTGGCGGACGGAGCAGCTTACAATACAGCAGGAACGTATGCCAACTTATACCATGTCATAGGAGAATTGTACGGTACTGGATCTGGACAGTTCAAGGTGCCCGATCTTCGCGGTCAGTTCGTTCGTGGATTTGATAACGGCCGAGGAGTTGATCCTGGTCGTGTGTTTGGTTCTACTCAGGCTGATGATTTCAAATCTCACACTCACTCAATGAAAAACAACCCACTGCAAGCAGGGTCAAGAGATACGTCCAACGCAACCGACGCTGGCGCCGGCACGGCGATATTGACTGGTGCTACGGGCGGCACAGAAACTCGTCCAAAGAACATCGCAATGTGCGGTATTATCAAATACTGATAAATAAAACATACGCTCACATTCGGTGAGTTTATGCGGTACCATCCGCGTACGGCGTAAAAAGCCGTTTAACCTTAAGGAAGAATAAAATGGGAAGACCTCTTACAAAACGATTTTTCGGAAACACTAATCCAGGCGGACTCGCCGGAGACGGTGTAGCAAGCGTAACCATCGCCGGCACAAACAACGCATACACAACACGCCCAGCAGTATCATTCGCTGCTCCAGCACTACCAGGTGGCGTCACTGCTCTTGGTACTGCGAACATGGGCCTTGTTGGTGCCACGATTGCCGCAGGCGGTACAGGATACACTGCCCTTGATGTGGTTACCATCGTTGGTACTGGTGCTCTTGGCACTGCTGCTGCAACGATCAGGATTGACACCGTCAATGGTGGCGGTACCGTTACTGGTATCACCGTGTTGACAGCAGGTAACTACACACAGTTGCCAACCAATATCACGACGGCTGCCGTATCTGGCGGAACAGGTACTCTGGCAACATTCGCGCTGACCTTCAAGGTGAACTCCATCACCGTCGGAACCGCTGGTTCTGGCTACGATGCTGTTCCTGCTGTTACTATCGCTGGTAACGCAACTGGAACCGCAGTGTTGGCAACAACAAGCGAGCCAGCTATCATCGCTTTCGCGTACACTGGTTCAGGCCTCAAGAAAGCTGACATTGTGAAACAAGTCGGAACTCGTCAATACAAAATAAAGACCTCTGACAGCACGGAAAATGTTGATGACCGCGCAGTGTTGAAAGCTGCTACGGCTGCTGCAATTGGTGAAATGACCATCACCGGATACGATGCTGCTGGTGACGCATACTGGATCACAAAGCTGACCCGTCATAAGGCAGTTGTGATGCGTGCTACTGGTACGGTTTTTGCCGATGGTGCTGTGCTTGCATGGACATTCGGTACGGCTGACGCCAACACCGTCAAACTACAAAGCGCATAATCAAGCGTGACTGAATGAAAAGGGCCCGAGGGCCCTTTTCTGCGTTAGAGAGCGGAGTTTGTCCTGAGCAATGTCAAAGTTGATAGTTGAGAATAATCCAGGATGCAGTGGCTTAGGATACAGGCCGTTTTCTACCCAGGCGTAGCCGCAATGCTCATCGTTTAGTATCGGCTTGAACTCATCATCCACTTGACAAAAGAAGGTGTGGTATGTAAAGGTGCGATTGATGAACTTTTGAATGGGGACAAGCTTGGCACCGACTGGGAATATTCCAATCTCCTCTTCACACTCTCGCATGATGCCTTCCAAGAGGGTTTCGCCATCTTCAACGCGACCGCCAGGAATACCCCATGAGACATTTTTCACATCGGTGCGGAGCAGGTACAGAAAACGATCAGTAGATGATGCGTAGAAAAAGACGCCGGCGGATGTGTTGCTCATACTATGATTTATCCTCGGCCATGCCGCGCGATTTAAATCACGATTGAGTAGTCGCCCTCGGCATACACGCCTTCATATGACTTGAGCCAGGCCCCGTTGATCAGGCAATACTGAACCCCACTAGTAAGGTTAGTCACATAATGTATTGTTGTTTGTGTAGAACTATCAAGAGACACCGTCCACTGACCAAGTCCGGCATCGTATTGAATGATGTCATTGGCAGCAGCCTGCACATTGCCCCATGCCAGAGTGCTTCCACCCACATCCTCTACAACTAGATAGCGACGACCATGAACAGCGGCCGGCAATCCAGCGCCCGGTCCGGCACTCATCGGATTCACCACGGCGTCTACTGGATCAATGGTGTTCTGTGGGAGTGTGTCAGTGTCAATATTGAATATCAACAATCTGTCATCATTGGGGTCAGGTACAATGGTGCCGACTATCTCGGTAGCCATGTTAGGATTTTGTAACCATATCTGGGAGATACCTGGACGCACAGCACCATACACATCAAGCAGTCCCGACCAATAAATGTCAGTGCTTGGATTTTCTGGTAGTTCAAGAGACTCATCATTGCCGGCAGAATCCGAAGGGAGTAGTTGTAGCGTGTTGCCCAATAGCAAAACCCGGTAACCATATGGTGTGATCTTCTGTCTTGTTCCAAGTAACAGGTCATCATTCTGCATGTCCATCAAGGCGTTACCCTTGTATATTGAGGCGACGATCTTCTCAATGACACCGAGTTTCTTGATCTTCGCCGGCGTGCTGATCCAGATAGGCATCTGAAACTTCCAGCTTAGAACTTCAATGGCGTTCCCTGTACCCTGTGGTATCGTTCTTGATGAATAGGTAAGCCCGTCCTGAAACACAACCGATAGTGAAGTCCAGTCGAGGAAGTTGTCTGTTGATTGTAGCTCAATACCCGGGTTGAATACCGGACCAATCTGTTCAATGATTTCTAGCTTCTGTTGCTGGTTTGTCGTCCATAGATCAACTGTGATGCGAAGCGTATATGGCGCCGGCATCAATCGTTCAATGGTGAATGCCTGACCCTGTGTATGCTCGTATGATTGGGTATCCTGGTTGAATGCCCGTTGTCTGACATTCACCTTATCCACGAATGTGGGAACCTGCATTCTCTTTTGGTCGTATTCCAAACCTGAGATGTAGTAGGTGAACATCGGCGCACTGTTTAGAGTGCTGGGACTGTTCTCAGCAATCGCAGCCGCAGCCTGTCTACTGGAGTCACCATACCGAATCGGAACGCGCATCAGGATAGGGTTGCCCAACGGATCCTTGCCCTTGGTGACTTCCCATAGACTGAAAAGTTTTGCGAACTGAATGAGGTATCGTCGTATCTGACCGTCGTAAAAGTATTGGGACATGTGTTATTTCCGAGGTAATATATCTGGTGTCAGTGCCAACAGTGTGGACAGCCCCTGACGCTGCGGCATAGTGCTTCCGTCCGTTGCCGCTGTTGTTGCGGTGTTGTTGATGAAACCAGATAGTAACGATGCGTTTGACGATTCAAACCCGGTGTCTGTTCTGACATTTGATGAGATTCTAACCCAAGTTGTGCCACTCCATCTGAATAGCAGTTGTGGAGCATAGTCAGTTCTCAGGAAGTATGCGCCTATCACCGGGTTCTGCGGGAAAGTGATTCCGGCACCAGTAGGCAAACCATTTGGTGCCGTTCCATCGCCTGTCATGTATCCGACAGTGTAACCGAACGAACGCGGTGTGCTTCTGGCAATGAACTGGAACCGTGGGTCACAGTCAGCCCTAAAGTCCATATCAGCATTGACAGTGCCAGTGAAGCCAGTAGCAGTAGGATCCTGATCGGCCCGGGCATAGGTGTTATCAGCGGTACCATATGGTCCTATGATGCTTCCAAGAGCCTGAACACCTATGACCCAGTCGGGTTCCAGTGAGCCAGAGCCTGTATCGGACACTTCGCCCGCAAGTGGCATCGCCTCTAAACTGAGATGAACAAACCCACCGTCAGCCGTCATATCCCAAATACTTTGAGCAGCGGCTGGACTCATGCGTATCACCGGTGATGCTTTCTTATATTTTGAGGAACGCATCATAACGACAGTTCCAACTGTGCCAATGACCCTCTCGGTGACAAGATCAACCGGATTCGCAGGTGAGCCGTCATCGTGTGTAGGAACAACATACAGCCCACTGGTATCGTATCCAGATTTTGGCAGCAATCGTTTCGCCTCGGCCAGCACAGAATCATTGATGGCAATGTTTTTGTTGTATGTTGACAAGATGTCCTTTAGGTTTTGATTTGTATCTACAGTCCAATATATCGTGCTTGTTCCCGGAGCAACACCAGCAGGAACATCCCTTGCCGCGACATAGTTGGTGTCCCCGAAGGTAACAGTATATCCTGCAGGGTAAGTTTGTAGTTTGTCCCATGTGCCAAGGAAGTTGTCTTGGGCAACTGGTGCCGACAGAATTTGTGAAAACTCTTGTGAGTCAACTAATGGCTCGCACTTGATGCGCCATAGATGAGGGTACCAAGTCGGTGAGAATCCTTCGCTGGCATTGTTTCCATCGGTCACCTGATAGTAGCGGCGAAGCGAAACAGGAATCGCTTCGTTGAGTGGATGATAGTCTGCTAAGTGAGGTAGCTCAATGACATCACCGACGATCAGTTTTCGTCCTAGAAGCTCAATCATGCTGTTGAGGTGAACAGTGATGAACAGAATATCATTGTTCAGAAACAGGCCGAACTGGCTCAGATCAAAGTCAAGATTCTGAACATTGTAGTGCCCGCGGATTCGAACGATATCAGGGGAATAAGTCCTGTCCCTGTTTTCAAGGAACATCAAGTCTTGAATGTTCTTTGGGTCAAGTTGATCGTATTGCGGTTGTGTGGCATCTACTGATGGCCCCTGATCGGTGGGTCCGAGATATTTGTGAATATACAGGTCCGTTGCCCCTGCTCGGAGTTGTTCTGCGATAGTCCGATCAAAGAACCGGTAATCATTGCTTTTTTCTGTTCGGTAGAGGCTAAGTTGGGGCATATGGTATTTATCATCGGCCTTGACAATAAATCCCATTTCTGCTACAATACATCTATGAATAAAGCAACACTTTTTAGTTCGCAGCAAGTAGAAATACTCCGTAAAGCATACGCCGGCGTCAGCACTATTGACCCCTGCGGTGACTATTACAAGAATTTGATCAAGTTTTTGGACAAACAAACGCCCGAAATGCTTCAGATGTTAGTGAACGCTAACATCAAGTTTGTCAGCGCATTGGCCAGAAACCGGATTTGACAATAAATACCGTTTCTGCTATAATACAGACTGACTCAAAAAGGAACTCAAAATGACATACGACGAAAACATCGTTTCTGATCTTCACAAAGACGCTTTCGGGTTCCGTCCAAGTCAATCGTGGTGGGAACAATGGAAGTCCAACACCCCTGCTGAAAAGCAAGCCGAGTGGGATTCGCTCATCGTCGCTATGGAAGCCTCTTGTGTTGAGGAAAAAGCGCGTGAAGATCGCTCCGTTGCGATTTTTGAGAATACTGTTTCGGGAGTGTTGGCGTCTGGTGCCAAAGATCGTGCTACTGCTCTCCGCTGGCTCATGGAAGGCTCCAAAGCTGACGGCGACTGGGAGTATTTCTGCTTCCTCAACGGTCTCCCCTACTTTTACTTCAAGAAAGCTGCCTAATCATGCCGAAAATCACTGAAACTCCTCGTAGCGATATCTCTACCGTTTATGGGTACTTGACTGAACCCACTGAACGCACCGGCAATGGTCAACTCAAAATGAGTGACTACTGGTCATGCTTCGGCAACGACTATCCTCTCGGCTACGAACGCTCATTTATCGCCGAAGTTGAACGCAACAACCCTGGTCGCTACTCCAGCTACCACATCTCCTGGACTGATTGTAACTAATTCAAGAAAGCATCCTAATGGCAACCCGCAAAACAAAAAAGACAACTGACGTATCCGTCGTTCCGACTCTGAACCCACGCGATGTGGATCAGAAATATCTCGGCGACGAACCGATCTTCCCCGAACAACCTCAGGCTGAGTATCGCTCTTCGGCGATGGCTCGTGCCCTCATGTGGTATCACCGTTTCTATGGTCGTAAAGATGCCCGCGACATGCTGGCGACATACCTCGAATTCCATGAGCGTCCCGCTGATGCCAAAGTCATGCGTAAAGTTGACGAGGCCGAATTCAAGCTGCCGACATTCTCGTGGCTGTCCCGCATGACCCTGCGTGGTCTGGAGCTGACTGAACACGAAATGATGACGATGGAAAACGAAATCACTCGGTTGCTGATGACCATCAACAAGCCCGAGGTCAAGAACGCCAGTCAGTTTGACAAGACTGTCAAGACTCCGGATCAGATCGCCACAGCAAAAATGAACATCCAAGAAACGATGCGCGAAAAGGCTCGTGAAGCCGGCGGCGAACTGGAAGGTCTGTTTGACGACTATCTGTTGGCAGGTTCTCCGACAAAGCACACGCTGCGGCCAATGGATGAAGTCGCCAAGAAAAATGTGTTGCCACAGCACATCTCCATGCTCACCGAAGTGTGGGGCAAGAAGCTGAAGGAAATGCAGGCACTGCTTGAAGGCAAGGACTCGCAACTGCTCCAGGCTTATGCTCACTACTCCAAACAGCAAGTCAAGAACACCATCAGGTTTATTGAACTGGTGCTGAGCGACCTGAGCGCTTACATCAGCGTCAAGAAAACAGCGAAGGCTCCCCGCGCTCGTAAGGCAGTGCCCGTCGAGAAAGTCGTGTCAAAGTTGAAATACCTCAAGGTGTTTGTTGACAAGGCTGCGAAGCTGGACCTGACAAGTCTGCACCCGGTGAAGGTGCATGGTGCGTCGGAAGCGTATCTCTACGATACCCAACTGCGGAAGCTGACCTACTTGGTGGCTGACGAATACAGCAAGACGCTGACAGTCAAGGGCTCCACGATACTGGGCTTTGACACGACCAAGAGCATGACCAAGACGCTACGCAAGCCGGCGGAGCAACTGAAGGAAATCATGGGCAGCAAGCCAGCAGGTCGCAAGTTTTTCGAGGCGATCAGGTCAGTGGGTATTGTGCCGAAGGGTCGTAGCAACGACCGGACGATTTTGCTCAAGGCTTGGTAATGACCCCGGAAGAAGAAAACACATTCCGGGCACTGAAGGACTTGCCGCTGACAGTGACAAGCTTTTGGTGTCGTGTAGGTTGGCATCGCTGGACACGGTGGGGAGACAAGGAAAAACTACTGTTGGCAAACGAATTCCGACTTTCCCGATATTGTATTCATTGTCATCTACCAAATAACAAACTCTACAAAGAGGCATGGTGAAAAGGGCTTCGGCCCTTTTCCTACGCCTGCTCCACCATACGCCTTGCGTTTTGCTCTGAAATGCTGTAAAATGAATTTTTTAGGATACTTATGAATAAAATTGATCTGAACCGATACTCCGATTTCGTCGAGGGCGTGACAAGCAAGGCTAGTGAAGACCTGACCACATTTATGGATTCACTTGACCGAGTAGATGCCAGCTATGAAAGAAACCTACTAACGGGTGAAATGGAGCATGGGCCCGATGTGAATGTGCCGTTGCTTATCGTGGGTGCCATGGGCATGTGCGGTGAAGCCGGCGAATTTAGTGAGATTGTGAAAAAGGTTATGTTCCATGGCAAGCTAGTATCTCCAGAACTGGTGGAGCATATGAAGAAGGAACTGGGCGATGTGATTTGGTATTGGACCAACGCCTGCAGGGCACTCAACCTTGACCCGAACGAAGTCGTTGCCGAGAATGTCAGGAAGCTCGAAGCTCGCTATCCAGGCGGCAAGTTTGATCCGTTCCTCGCTGAAAACCGCAAAGTCGGCGACATCTAATCCTTGTTAGTGGATTTCCCTGATAAATACATCATCGGGGAAACACTATGGCATCAGCACTCACTTTAGACGAACGCAAACAACAACTATTCCACAACCTGTCCAATAGGTTGGGTCAAGGCATCATTGACCTTGAAGTTGATCCGGAGCATTTTGAAACGGCATTCAGCTACGCCGTTCAGGTGTATCGTCAACGAGCGCAGAACGCCACAGAAGAAACATACACGCTATTCTCAACAGAGAAGAATGTGGATGTTTATACCCTGCCAGAACAGTTCATCAACGTCAGGTCACTCTTCCGCAGAACCGTGGGCCTTGACACCGGACCTTCAGGCGCCAGCTTTGATCCGTTCAGCAGCGCCATCCTGAACACCTATCTCCTGAACTACAACAACGCCGGCGGCTTGGCAACATACGATTTGTATGCTGGCTATGTTGAACTGGCAGCGCGGATGTTCGGTGGCTATGTCGTCTACACATTCAACCCGGTTACCAAACAACTTCGCATCGTGCGCGACCCCAAGTCCACTGGTGAGAAGATTCTGATCTGGGCTGACATGCTCAAACCTGAGGAAGTCCTCCTCCAAGACCTCGGATCAGGCCCATGGCTTGCCGACTGGACACTCGCTGAACTCAAGATGATCATCGGTCAAGGTCGCGGCAAGTTCTCCACTATCGTCGGACCAAGTGGTGGGACTACCCTCAACGGGCAGGAGATGAAAGCTGAAGGCGAAGCAATGAAGGAAAAACTTTTGGAAGACCTTAAGCGGTTCGTTGACTACAGCCAGCCATTGACTTGGGTAATCGGATAAACCCATCACCAAATCTCTTGCTTTCACCTCCTTGATGTAGTATAATCAAGGCTCACAAGGAGCGTGAATGCCAAAAGTTGTCTCAATTTCAGGATTAATAGGATCAGGAAAAGATTCGGTCGCTGACTATCTCATCAAAAATCATCAATACAAAAAGCTCAGTTTTGCCGGCACCCTCAAGGATTCGGTCGCCCCAATCTTCGGTTGGGACCGTGAAATGCTTGAAGGAGCGACGAAGGAGCATCGTATAGTGCGCGAACAGGTCGACACCTGGTGGGCTGCAAGACTGAAAATCCCTCATCTGACCCCACGATGGGTGCTACAGCAATGGGGAACAGAGGTCTGCCGAACTCACTTCCACCAAGACCTCTGGGTAGCCTCGGTTGAGAACATCCTGCGGAAGACAGGCGACAAGATCGTCATCACAGACACCAGGTTCAAGAACGAATTGAAGGCGATCAAGCATGTCAACGGCATAACGATCCGCGTTCATCGTGGTCCGGATCCTGAATGGTATGATGACGCAGCATCATTCAATAAGGGGCCCAATGGCAATGTTCGCTGGGCTACTGGGAAGGCAACTCTTGACCGTCTGAAAATCCATGCGAGTGAGTATTCGTCGGTCGGTCTGAAATATGATCATCACATTCACAACGACACCACCCTTGAAGACCTCTACGCCACAGTAGAGAACATCATCAATCCACAATAAGGTCACCACGGCGCCAGGTCACTTCCTTGCGCTTGACGACTTCTACACAGCACAGGCAAATCGTTCGCAGGTTTGCCTGTTCAATGTCCTCCAGATTCCCGTTGATGTGAAACACGGTTAGCTGAGACGGATACGCGGCATGAAATCCGCATAGATCACACACTGCCTTTTTCTTGTATCGTCCCCTGGTCCAGTGCGGCTTTCTCGGTCGTAGCTTGCCATTCTTCCTATTACATTCATCGCATCGGCTACGATAGTGAACGACTCCGGCTGCGTGGTAGTTCACAGCACAAAAGTTCTTATTACATTGGGGACAGATTGGTCTCATCTCTTATTTATTCTCAAAACCTTCGGAAGGTACACCTTACTGGTGCTTTTTTGCGTGTCCGACTAAATACATCATGCGAACAGGGTTGTAACCCTCAAAATCTTACTAAAGGAAACAAAATGGCATTAACATCACCAGGCGTAGAGGTCAGCATCATCGACCAAAGTCAATATCTTCCAGCACCTGGAGGTTCCGTTCCTCTCGTCGTTCTGGCAACAGCACAGAATAAAGCCGATGCCTCTGGCACCGCAGTAGCAGCAGCAACAACTGCCGCAAATGCCGGCAAGTTATTCCAGGTTACCAGTCAACGCGACTTAGTGAATCTGTATGGATCACCATTCTTCTACACCACTTCTGCTGGTACTCCAGTACAAGGATATGAACTGAATGAATATGGTCTCATGGCAGCATACTCGTTGCTCGGCGTGACAAATCGTTGCTATGTGCTTCGTGCTGACATTGACCTGGCAAGCTTAGTTGGTCAAACTGGTCGCCCAAGTGGCTTCGTTGCTAACGGCACGACATGGTTGGACACATCAAGCACAAACTGGGGCATCTACCAGTTCAACGCTTCAACTGGTAAGTTCACTGCTAAGACTCCAATCGTCATCACTGACGCTGCCAATCTGTCAACCGGTCTCCCACTGTTAAGCATCGGAAACATCGGTGATTACGCCGTTGACGCGATTCAATCAGTTGGTTCTCCTACTGACACCTATCGCACTTATTTCAGCAAAATACAAGGAAATGCATGGGCAGTACTTGGTTCGAAAGAATGGCAAGCGGCTACTCCTGTTGTATCGACGACTATAAGCGGTCTGCTTGTGAGTAAATCATTCTTGCTGACAGCAGGCACCCGCACAGCAACTATTTCGTACACTAGCACTGACTCGGCCGCCAGTCTTGAAGTGTTGATTGATGCTCTTGGATGGGTAGACGTAACAGCAAGTTCAAGCGGAGATGTGCTATCTCTATACGCTTCTCAGGCTGGCGCAGACTCGATCAGCATTAGCGCTACCGCGGACGTATTGCAGGATCTAGGATTGATCCCATCCACATCGACTGCTGTTAGTGTAACATACTATCAACCAACAGTTGAGTTCGGTACATCGGCTCAGATGCCAGCATGGACCGTTGGTCAATCATTCCCTCGTCCAAGCGGTTCTGTCTGGATCAAGGTCGGCGCACAAGGCTCTGGTCTGACTCCTGCTGTATCATCGTTTGATTCGGCAACTGGTCTATGGTCTGCTAAAAATGTCTCCATGGCACTTTCTGATTGGGCTGCATCAGCAGCGATTGACGCAACTGGCGGCAAGGCAATCCCAGCTGGCACCGTGTACGGACAATACAACTTCAACGGTGATTTCAGTCAAGGTCCTATCTATCTTTGGGAACGTGCAGCAACTGGTGCCACAGTCGTCACAGGAAGTGCAGTACCAGCGTTTATTTCGGGTACGCACCCGTTCACCGTTAAGGTATCGTTACCAGGTGGCACCCTGTCAGGTGAATATACCGTAACTGTTCCATCGTCATCTACGGCATCTGGCTTTGTTACAGCATGGTCCGCAGCAAATGTCCCATACACCACTGCATCTGTTACTACAGCCGGCACGATTCAGATCACACACACTTATGGTGGCGAAATCATCATGAATGACTATGTTGCTGGAGTCTCAAATGGCGTATTGGCTGCTGCTGGTTTCAATATCGGAACCACTCCTGGTTGCAAGTACGGACCAGAGCTACAACAGACTTATGGTCCTCTCCCGATCGGTACGACTGGTACAACTGTCGTGGCATACAGTGGACTTGGTAGTGGAGCAACATTCAACATTGCTGAAAAGTACGGTAGGTACATTGTCAGTGTTGTTTCCGGAGGCAGTGGGTTCACCATTGACAATACAAAATCGTTCACCGTGACCGGTGGCCCTGCTCTCGTATTCAAAGTCAGCTCCCATACTGCTGGCGTTCTGACTGGTGTATCAGTTGTGTCCGGAGCACCAACTCCAAAATACAAGACTCAGTTGAGCAACTGGAGAGAGTTCGAGTATATCTCTAACGAATCGAAACCAGTGGCTGCTCCTGCAAATGGTACAAACTGGTTCTTCAGCGTGGTTGACGAAGCAGACATTATGGTTCAAAAGGGTAGCCAATGGAAAGGCTATCTGAACACTGGATATGACTCTGCAGGACACCCATCATCGGCGGCATCCGCTACCAACGCAACCGGACCATTAGTTTCTGCTACAGCTCCTACAACACAGAGCGACGGAACTGCATTGGAATACGGTGATCTATGGATCAACACAAGCGATCTGGAAAACTACCCAGTAATCTCTCGTTGGCAAAATCCGAACGGTACTCCACAGTGGGTGCTGATCGACAACTCCGATCAAACCAGTTCGTCTGGTATCGTGTTTGCCGATGCTCGTTGGGGACTCACAGACAGCATCGACCCATCACAGGATCTGTTGCCGTCTATCACCAGCCTATTGAGTGACAACCACCTTGACCTCGACGCACCAAATCCAGCGTTGTATCCACAAGGTACTCTACTGTTCAACACCCGTCGCTCTGGCTACAACGTCAAGCAGTATCGCACAAACTACTTCAACGCAACTGACTTCCCAGATCAGACATTGCCAACAGTGCGTTCAGCATGGGTTTCGGCATCTGGTAATCAATCCAACGGTGCAGCATACATGGGCCGCAAAGCTCAACGTGCCATGGTCGTTCAGGCTCTCAACAGCGCTGTTGCAACCAACACAGCAGCCCGCGACGAGGACAACTTCTTCAACTTGATGGCAGCTCCAGGATATCCTGAGCTACAACCAGCTATGGTGACGTTGAACAATGACCGCGGTATGACTGGTTACATCATCGGTGACACTCCAATGCGTCTAGCTGACGATGCTACACAGATTCAAGCTTGGGCAACCAATGCAGCAGGTGCAGCAAGCACCGGCGAAGCTGGATGCGTCACCCGCGATACGTACCTCGGATTGTTCTATCCAAGTGCTATCACAAATGACCTCGCTGGCAATCAGGTAGTTGTTCCTGCATCACACATGATGCTCAGAACATTCCTACGCAACGACAACGTGGCTTATCCGTGGCTTGCAGCCGCTGGTACACGCCGTGGAACAATCGACAACGTGTCCAACATCGGATACCTCGACGCAGCCACCGGTGAGTTCCAGACGATCAAGACTCGTCTTGGTATTCGTGATGTGCTGTACACCAACAACATCAACCCATGTGTATTCTTCACTGGTGTCGGTCTGTTGAACTACGGTAACAAGACAAGCTTCAACTCGTCAAGCGCACTTGACCGCTCTAACGTGGCGCGTCTGGTAGCTTACATCCGTCGTCAGTTGACTATCGCTACTCGTCCGTTCGTGTTTGAACCAAATGATGCTCTTACCCGCAATCAAGTTGCAGGCGTCATTCAGACATTGATGGTTGACTTGGTCGCCAAACGTGGTCTGTATGACTATCTCGTGGTATGTGATGAGTCTAACAACACCCCGGCGCGTATTGACCGCAATGAACTTTGGATTGACGTGGCCGTCGAGCCTGTCAAGGCAGCAGAGTTCATTTACATCCCGGTTCGTATTCTGAACACGGGTGAACTGAAAGCGTAAATAGATGCCCTTCGGGGCATCTTGTAAAAGATAAATACATTCAACAGGAGAATTTTATATGGCAACAGCCTCACAATCATTGTTTAACATGACCGTAGCGAGTGATAACGCCGGCGGCAATCAAGGGCTAATCATGCCCAAACTAGCATTCCGCTTCCGAGCTAACTTCCTGAACTTCGGTCTTGGTAACTCTCTTGAGCTGACCAAACAAGTGGTTGACTGCTCCCGCCCAAGCGTATCGTTTGCTGAAATTACCCTGCCGGTGTACAACTCTACGATGTATCTTGCTGGTAAGCACACATGGGAAATGTTCACTATCAAAATCAAGGATGACGCAAATGGTGCCGTGTCCAAGGTTATCGGTCAGCAACTACAGAAACAGTTCGACTTTGTTGAACAAGCATCTGCTGCCGCTGGTCAGGATTACAAGTTCCAGATCAATCTTGAAATGCTCGATGGCGGCAACGGTACTTCTGCTGTTGGTGTTCTTGAAACATGGGAACTGTATGGTTGCTTCTTACAAAAAGCATCGTATGGCGCTCTCAGTTACGCAACAAACGAACCGGTACAAATCGAACTGTCAATCCGTTTCGACAACGCAATCCAGTCTCCATTGTCTGGTGGCGTCGGCACAAGCGTAGGCCGTATTCTTTCTGGTGACTCTGCAACGGGTATTGGTTCAGGTCAGGCATAATCCTCGTTACGAGGATACAGTATGGCTGGATTTTTTCAAGACTTGCTATCTGATACTGCCGGAGGCTTCTTCGGCAGTAACTACCTGCGTGATTACAATCATGCCTCGAAGATATTTCAGACTAATCACTACGCAAACACACCAAAATTCAAGTACTCGTTTCATGTCTTTTTCGACATCAACGATGCGGCGTACCCCGGGGCTAAAGGTAACAACTATGGACTTGTTGTAAAGTCTGCGAAGCTTCCATCGTTTCAAGCTGAAACCCACATAATGAATCAATACAATCGCAAGCGTATTATTCAGTCAAAACTCAAGTACGACCCCATCGACATTACCTTTCACGATGACAACGGCAATATGGTACGTGATATGTGGAAGGCCTATTATGAATATTACTATAATGACGGTAAAAGACCAAGCGTAATGATCGGCTCACGATTTATCAACAATTCAGATCCTTCGCTTCCTACCAACGACTTCAACTCCAGAACACTATACGCTCCTACAATGTCCGGTGATGAAAATTGGGGATACACCGGAGAAGCCCGTGCCGACGCATCATCAAACATCAAGATTCCATTCTTCAAGACGATCAACATTTTTAGCATGAGTCGTCATTCTTACTCGGCATACATTCTTGTCAATCCGATCATAACCAGGTTCGCGCACGGTGAGCAAGGATACGGCGATGGAAATGGAACGGTAGAGAGTTCAATGACGTTGGACTACGAAACAGTCGTTTATGAATCCGGTGCCATCGACGGAAGAAGCCCTGAGACCATAGTATCCGGCTTTGGTAATCCAGAAAATTATGACAGAACGCTAAGTCCATTGGCACGCCCAGGCTCCCAGGGGAATATTCTTGGTCAAGGTGGGT